AGAAAGTTATATTAGGGAAGGGATACGTAAGAAAATTATTAAGCAGGCAGGCCCGTGGTATAGTTTCAATGATACGAAGGTTATGGGATTAAACGGTATCAAAAAGATTTTTAGTGAAAATCCTGACCAATTTGCAGTGTTACGAGTAGGAGTAGAACAATGATTTTACCCAAAGATTACACTGCCCAGGAAAATATTATTGCGGATTGTTTGTCTGACCTTGGATTACGGTATGAACAGCAAGCTGATTTTGCTCCTTATACCCCCGATTTTTATATCCCCGAAATTAAGATGATTATAGAGGCAGATGGGAAACATGGACATTTACGAAAGAGGGATGTAAAACGAGATATATTTTTAAGTAAAGATGACGACATTCAATATATTTTACATATACGAGTGTTTTCAAAGAAGGCTATTCGCAAGCAATTATTGGCGGGATTAGAAAAATTAGATGAAATATGATTGAAGTTATATACGTATGGTTATGTTTATCGTTAGTAGTATTGAGTATTTCTATATATAGGAAGCCCCCAGGAAGGTGAAAATATGGCTGGTATAAAACAAGTTAAACAAAATAGGAAACAACCCGCATCAGTGGCTTTAGATGAGTTATTGTTAGGGCCGCAAGATGAATGGTTATTAAAGTCATTAAATACACATTTAGAATCTACACAACATCCCCAGCGATCTGGAGTATTTTACCCCTCGTCACTAGGGAATCCCTGTAATCGCTTTTTATATTTAGCGTATAATGGATTATTAGAAAGACGACCTTTGGATAGTACGACTAAACGAATTTTCGATAATGGGTCGTATTTAGAAGATCGAATGGGAGAATACTTTCGTAACATTGGTATTTTACGAGAACAGGAATATGTATTAAAATTAGATTCCCCTCCGATATCCGGACGATGCGACTTTATATTGACACATGAAAAATACGATAAAATTATTTTGGAATTAAAATCCATTAACTCTCGTGGATTTACATTATTGAAACAGGCCCCTAAAAAAGAGCATGAAATTCAATTACAGATTTATTTAAATTTATTGCCTACTGAATGGGGTACGGTTTTATATGAAAATAAGAATAATCAACAGCTAAAAGCCTTTATTATTAAACAGAATCCTAAAGCTTTTGAGCAACTACTCAAGAGATGTGATAAGATTATGAGCATGACAGAAGTGCCTAAAATGTGTAGAGGCAATAAGTGGTGTCCATGTAAAGGAGTAGTTATTAAATGAAATTAGAAACACGAGAAACTAAGTGGTCGCCTTTCAAAGCGTTAGCACAAGCGGATGTGGCTGTTAAAGCTCTTGGTTTACCAGAGTTTAATTTTGCTCTAGAATCGGCTCCTAAATTAGAATTCTCGAATCTCATGAATGCTGATAATACACAAATAGAACATTTTCTCGTTGTGTACGGGGGATATAAAGCATATTTAGAAGCACAACTGGCAGATTGTGATGCGAAACGTAGTGCGATTGATGCGGCTTTTGATGAAGGGTTAGCAACAGCAATGTACAAATTAAACACAGAACGAGAAACTTTGGGGAAACGCAAACCCACAAAAGATGAGGTACGAGGTGAAGCCTTAGATACCTATCCACAATTACGAGAATTACGACGGGAGGGTATTGAACAAAATGCATTATATAAAAAATTAGCTGGTCTATTCAATGCATATAAAGCTGCGTATGATGCGGTTAGTCGAGTGGTAACCTTACGAACATATGGGATTCGTTCAGAATGAATAAAGTATATATAGGTTTCGACTGTTCAAGTAAGGCAATTCATGGAGTGCTTTTAGGGGAGGATGGGGACTTACTCGATCAAGAATCTTGGGCTAGTAAAGAGCCTACTTATCATGCCAGATTCCTTGAAATTGTCACGAATTTTTATCGTTCGACAAGTAGAATAAAAACAATACTTACAGAATCTAAACAAGCATTCGCAGCCATTGAAGCGGCTATATTTATTCAGAATCCGCATACAACTTTAGCTATTGCGAGTGTCGTAGGATGTGTCGATTTTATCTGTCATCTAAGTGGATTACAGCCCATACTTGTAGATAATCGAAAATGGAAAAAAGAAATATTGGGCAAGGGAAATGTGAAAAAACCTGATATTATGAAATTTGCACAGGAGAAGTGGGGCGATGTATTTGTAGAGCAAGATTTTGCTGATGCTGCATGTATAGCCTTATGGTGTAAGGAGAAGGGAGAAAAAGATGAGGACAACTAAACCGGAGATTCAAGTATATTTCTCTGAAAAGTCTGAACAGGATTTAGAACATATTGATAAATTTCCCGGTGGGGAGATACAAAATTTAGAAGATACCCAAAAGCAATATGGTGTAGTGATATGGTGTAAATATACGGCTTGCATTCATAATAAGAAAATTAAAAATTTACAGAGGACATCGGGAACATTGTTAAAACGGCGCGGATATGTACCTTTGAATGAACAAGAGGCCATCTGGTCGGGAATTTGTACACGGAATGAGATTGGTATGAGTTATACCGATACTCGAACTTCGAGTGGTAGGCAAATAAAAGTCCCGTCTTGTTTTGTATCCGCAACAAATAAAACTGGGCATATAGATTTTGCGGGTTTACTTCAATCAGATGGGAGTCCCTATGGGGGAAATATAGATTCTCAACATAGTACTAAGGAAATAGGGGTATATGACTAAACGAGTACCGACACATGCAAAGCTTAAAGCTATGGAATTATATATTGAAGGGGATAAGACTGCGAAAGAAATTGCGTCTGCGATAGCGGATGAATTTCAAATCACGGTAAAACCCGTAACGATTTATTCGTGGATTAAACAAAATAAATGGAAGACGAAACGGGCAGAGGTGGAAACAACTGCTATCGCAGCCGTACAAGAAAGTGAAAGCGCTAGATTTGCGCGGTTACAGAGAGAGCATTTAGATGTATATGAATCTGTGCGACAGAAAGCGGGTCATGAATTAGATCATCTTGCTTTTGATCGGGCATATGACGCAGTAAAGGCACTAGATATAGGTATTCAAGGAGAACGTAAGGTAATGGAAGGTATGATTAATCTTCAATTTATTCAAGACGTATTAAATATTTTAGTTGAAGAAGTTAATGATGAGGCGGTAATTACTCGAATAGCCTCAAAATTAAAATTACTTGTTGTTTCTAAGGATTAATTTATGCCATATGCATCAAAGGAAGTAACTACATATCAGAACGCGTTTTCTCAATTAGCGGACGGATTACTTGCGGAACATAAATTTAAGACGGGCAGTTTTTGGGAATTCGTTCGTGATATTTGGTCACAAGGATATGACCATCCGGAATATTTTCAAGCGTGGCATGTCGGAGTTTTAACGGAAGATATTCAATATTGTTTGGAGAATAATTTAAACTATGTGGCTGTGCTTCCACGCTTCCACTTTAAGTCTTCAGTTTTAGGTCATGCCTTTAGTGTATGGAGGTTATTACAAGCAACACGAGATGTATCGGTGTTATACCTATCGTACAGTGATGGCATGGCGCAATATCATATTTCAGAAATTAATAAGGCCGTACAACGAAATCCAATTATTGCACCATTATTAGAAAATAAGTCTCCAAAAGCAGACTATTCCTTTAGATATCTATATAATAAAAAGCCTGTTGAAATTATGCACGGAGGTCTTTTTTCATTTAAGAGAGGTATGCACGTTAACGGTGCGTTAATTGCTGACGACGTATTGCGTGACCCTGAGAACCCATTGAATCCAGGTCAATTAATTAAAATTGAAGATCACTTTCTTACAGAATCTATGTTCATTCCTTTAAAAGGAGTCCCCGTTATTGTCTTAGGAACACCTATGATGCCGGGAGATTTACTTGCTAAATTACAAGACGATGAACGTTTTAAATCGCGTGTGTTACCCGCACTCGATCCTGTTCCGAATCGTCGTGTCTTAATGCCTGAACTATATGATGAGAAATGGTTATTAGCACAGCAGAAGGCACGTCCAAAATCATTTGCCTCAGAATTTATGTTAGTTCCTCAACTTTCCAGTGAAACTTATTTTATGCCAGAAGATATGGATAAATGTGAGGATAGTAATTTAAGAAATTTCCCTGCGACTCAAGCATATCAGAAAGATGAGGGGGAACAATTATTCGCAGGGTTTGATGTCGGTAAGAAGAGGCATCCTTCCCACTTAGTTATATTTAGTAGGAAGGGTGAACTAATAAAACAAAT